CCGCTGTTTCCTCCTCCCGCGACCGGCGGCGGTGGCTACGTTCACCCCAACCATACCGGCGAGGTGGCGTCGGTTGCTGACGGCGCGACGACGATCGCGGCCGGCGTGGTGACCAATGCCAAATTTCCGAATGTGCTGACGCAGACGATCAAGGGCCGCAACACTGCGGGCACCGGCGCGGTCGAGGATCTGACCGCCGCCAACGCGCGGAACATCGTCCATCCGTATTCATCGAACCTGTCGAACATGCTGTTCAATGGCGGGTTCGACGACGGGACATTGGGCTGGACCGAAGCCGGTACTGTCGCCCAGATCGTCGACAATGCTGGCGTGGCGGGGTCGCAGTATATTTCCCTGACGCCGGCGTCCAATGTGATCCACAATGCTTTCTTGTTTGTGGAGGAAGGTCAGCTTCTAGAATTTGTCGCCATGTTTAAGGGTAATGCGGCCGGCTCCAACAATTTCCGCATGACCTATTACTTCTACGACGAAGCAAACGCCAATCCGCTGACTGTAAATACTCAATTCTCCAGCACGACGGCTTGGCAGAAGGGCACGGTCCTGGTCGTTGTCCCGCCGGGCAAGCGGAAAATGCGCTGCCGGGTGGAGCATGTGACCGGCTCCGCGGCCTCGCTGATGTATGTGGATCACGTCTCCATCCGGCGCGAATTGTCGAATGGCCGGATGCTGGCGCTGGCCAATCCGAATGTGTCGCACACCGGCAACCTGACCGAGACGACGCTGGCGACGATCAACATTCCCGCCATCCTGGGCGCGAACGGCATCCTGCGGATCATGCCGCTGTGGACCGCCAATAACAGCGCGGGCAACAAGACCTTGCGCATCCGCTTCAGCGGCGCGGCGGGAACGATCTTCTTTGAACGGCCCCTGACGACGCAGTTGGTCGAGCAGGATTACGTGATGATCCGCAACCAGACGGCGGGCACCCAGATTGGTCATAGCCCCATCTCCATCGGTATCGGCAACGGCAATACCGGGGATCTGGTGACGGGGGCGGTCGACACGACGGTCGCGACCACGGTGGTCATCACCGGCCAGCTTGCGCTTGGCACCGACAGCATCACCCTCAAGTCCTATACGGTCGAGCTGCTGCTGCCCAACTAGCCGTGTGCGTTGATTTGTCCGGCGTTCGGCGGCACCTTCCGGGGCATGTTCAACAAGCTGAGTATCGTGAATGACTGTCTCGGTTTGACGGGCAATGCCCTCTGCAATGCCGAGGAAGACGGGTCCGACGAGTGGAGGGTGGCCTCGATCGCCTATGAGGCGGCGATCCTCGATCTGCTGGCCGCCCATGACTGGAAGTTCGCCACCGCCATCCAGCATATGACCCGGCTCGGGGATTCACCCGATACGGAATACCAGGACGAATACGCCAAGCCGGCGAACAGTTTGAGCCTGATCTGGGTCCGGGTTTACGGCCAGGACGTCGACTGGAAGATCGTCGGCAACAAGGTGCTGGTATCGGCGGGCGATGCGCCCAATGGCGAGGTCACCGCCAAGATCGTGCTGCAGCCTCTCCCCGAGCAACTGCATCCGCTGTTCGTCAAGGCACTGCGCAGCTTCGTGCGCGCCGGCATTTTCGGCGGCCTGAACGAGGATCACGGCGAGGCCCGGCGCGAACGGGAGGAGGGCGAGGCCTACATCCAGCAGGCCAAAACCAAGAGCGACCAGGAGCAGCGCGCCCGGCCGGTCTACCGCTCGACCTGGCTGCGCACCCGCAGCACCCGCAAGGCGCCGATGCCATGGTGATCCCGGCCAACCTTCCCCGGCAGCAGGATTTCTCTGCCGGCCAGCTCGACCCGCGTACCCGCCGCGGCGACGACATCCCGCTGTTCCGCGCGGGCGCGCGCACGGCGCGCAACTTTCGCATTGCCAACAGCCGCGCGCTGGTGATGCGCCCGGCGCGCAAGGCGCTGTTCATCGAGGACGCCCGCTGCGACGAGGTGCGGATGGAAAGCGGCGTCACCTATTACCTGTGCTTTGGCGCCGGCACGCTGCGGATCCGCGACAGCGACGGCCTCACGCTGGCGGCCCGCGCCGGGTTCCCCTGGACGCTGCTCAATTGCCGGTTCGCGTCGTGGGCGATGACCGATCTGGGCGACATCGTGGTCTGCTTCACCAACATGCGCCCGGTGGTGATCCGGCGCCTGGTCGACGACAACTTCGTGGTGACCTGGACCTTCACCGAGTTCACGTTCGACCTCGGCCCTGACAGCGTGCCGCGGGTGCCGCTGTTCCGCATGGCCGAGCGGGGCGTCACCATGACGCCGTCGGACCAGGAACTGGGTCCGATCACGATCCACTGGTCGGCGGACGTCCTGACCGGCAACCATGTCGGCTCGATCTTCACTTTCGCCAACCGGCGCATCCGCATCGACAAGCACATCAGTGCGCGGGACGCCGAGGCGACGGTGCTGGAGAAGCTCTACCCGCTGCAGATGCTGACCATCCTTGGCCCGCTCGACGTGTCCGTGCCGGGCGGCCCCGGCCCCGGCGTGGCGGGCTATTCGGTCGGCGAGATTGTCATCGGCGACGAAAGCGACAACGAGGGCGAAATCGTCAAGATCGACCTCGCGCTGAACCGGATCTGGGTGCAACTGCTCAACACCCACACCAGCTATTTCTGGAACTCAGACCAGGATCCGCCGAAGCCGGGCGAATGGATCGTCGGGCCGAAGGAACGTGGCCGGCTCGCGATCAAGCCGCAATTTGGCTCGCCGCTGCCGACGCTGACCTGGAACGAGCAGATGATTTCGGACGCGAATGGCTGGCCGCAGTCCTGCACCAACGATCGCAACCGGCTGACCTTCACCGATCTGCCGAAGACCAAGGAAGCGATCCTGTGGTCGGCGATCGGCGCGCCGTATGACTTCGACATCGACGGCACGCCGGACGGCGCCATGGCCGAGCTGTGCAGCGGCAAGCCGCGCGTCTACCACGTCCTCGGCGGCGCCGATCAATACGTTTTTACAGATCAGGGCGTTTTTTATATTCCTATCAGCGAGAATGCGCCGCTGCAGACCGGCTCGGTGAAGTTTCGCCCGGTGTCCAAGGATGCGTCCGATCGGGTGCGCCCGCTCGAGACGACCGAGGGCCACGTCTACCTCAACGCCGGGCGCAACAAGCTGCTGGCGATCGTGGCCACCGGGCAGACGGCGCGGCCCTACATGATCCGCCACCTGACCGATTATCACGGCGAGCTGTTCGCGGTGCCGATGGCACTGGCGGCCTCGACCGGCGACAAGGATTATCCCGAGCGGTACATCTACGTCCTCAATACCAACGGCACGGTCTGCGTCGGCAAATACAACACCGAGCGGGACTGGATCGGCTGGGTGCCGTGGGACGGCGCCGGCACGGTGAAGTGGATATCGTCGCTCGACGCCAACGTGACGTTCTGCACGCAGTATCAATTCGGCAGCACCGAGTTTCCGGTGGTGGTCGAGAGGTTCGACCCGCTGGCGTGGCTCGACGGCGCGGTGCGGCTCAACGACATCCCGGCGGCTTTGGCCAGCGGGCAGGATCCCGAGTTCGAGCATTACCGCACGGCGGGCGTGCCGATCGGCGACATGTCGGAGAATGCCACGCGCGAGGCGGCGTTCGATTCCGTGATCCAGCAGACGGCGGACAAGTGCGCGAAGAAGACTGCGGCCGAGGGCTGGGTCGGACGGTTCACCACGGTCGGACACACGGTGAGCAAGGCGACGTTCTATCCCTCGATCGACCAGGGCTTCACCGACGCGGCGAATGTCACGCTGCAGATCTACGGCTCGAACACGCTGCCGGCCAACGCCAGCGATGGCGTGCTGATGGGCACCACCACGATCGCCGATCAGACCACCCCCGTGACCATCATCGGCACGCATCCGACGACAGCCTATCCGTATCGCTGGGTGCGCGTGTCGCAGACCGGCGGCACCTACGTCCTGCTGTCCGAGGTCGTGTTCTTCACGCAGGGCGACAAGCGCGAGTCGACGCGCGGCGCCACCGGGCCGCTGTGGTGGATGGCGACCGGCACCGTCGATGTCGCGGACCAGTGGCGCTATCTCGGCGAGCGGACGGTCGATGCCAACGGCAACCTGGTCCTGAAGCCGGACGATGTCTTCACCGGCACCTACGTCTAT